ATGCTTCATTTGCGGGTGGTATAGATATTAACTAAATAGTTCAATACTAAGTTTAAGATTTATAATATGGCAAAACTTTTTGGTTTTTCAATTGAGGATAAGGAAAAAAAATCTAAATCTATAGTTTCCCCCGTTCCTCAAACTAATGAGGACGGGGTTGATTATTACATTCAATCTGGATTTTATGGACAATATGTAGACATTGAAGGTGTTTACAGAACAGAATTTGATTTAATGCGTCGTTATAGAGAAATGGCATTGCATCCTGAATGTGATGCTGCAATAGAAGATGTTGTAAATGAAGCAATTGTGAGTAATTTATATGATTCTCCTGTAGAAATTGAATTAAGTAACTTAAACGCAAGTGATAAATTAAAACAAATTATAAGAAATGAGTTCAAATCCATTAAAGAAATGATGGATTTTGATAGAAAGTCTCATGAAATTTTTAGAAACTGGTATGTTGATGGAAGATTATATTATTTAAAAGTTATCGATGTTAAAAAACCTCATGAAGGAATACAAGAATTAAGATACATAGATCCATTAAAAATGAAACATGTGAGGCAAGAAATAAAAAATAAAGAAACAAAATTTCAACCTTCGGTCAATAAGTTAGTCGCAAATTCAAATTTAACAAACACAGAATTGGGATATTCAAGTATTGAAGAATATTTTATATATTCACCGATGCCAAATTATCCTACAGGTTCTTTGAGTGGAGCATCTAAAGGATCAATTAAAATTGCAAAAGATTCTATTACTTATTGTACTTCCGGTCTTGTAGATAGAAATAAAGGGACTGTTCTCTCATATCTTCATATAGCAATTAAAGCACTAAATCAATTGAGAATGATTGAAGATTCTCTTGTAATTTATAGATTATCAAGAGCACCTGAACGTCGTATTTTCTATATTGATGTTGGCAATTTACCAAAAGTGAAGGCAGAACAATATCTAAAAGAAGTTATGAGTCGTTATAGAAATAAATTAGTTTATGACGCAAATACGGGTGAAGTGCGTGATGATCGCAAATTTATGAGTATGCTTGAAGATTTCTGGCTTCCAAGAAGAGAAGGTGGAAGAGGAACAGAAATCACAACACTTCCTGGTGGTCAAAATTTAGGAGAACTTTCTGATATTGAGTATTTTCAGAAAAAACTTTATAGAGCATTACGTGTTCCAGAATCAAGAATTGCTGGTGGGGGAGATGGATTTAATCTTGGAAGATCATCAGAAATTTTAAGAGATGAACTTAAATTTTCAAAATTTGTAGGAAGATTGAGAAAAAGATTTGCACAATTATTTAATGACATTCTTCGCACTCAACTTTTACTCAAAAACATTGTAACTCCAGAAGATTGGAAAAAAATGGAAGATCATATTCAATATGATTTTCTGTATGATAACCATTTTTCGGAATTAAAAGAGGCAGAACTTCTTACCAATCGCATTACTCTTCTTACAACTATTGAACCATATATAGGAAAATATTATTCCACAGAATATGTTCGTAAGAAAATTCTTCGCCAAACTGATTCAGAAATTATTGAAATTGATTTACAGATTGATGATGAAATTACAAAAGGAATTATTCCAGATCCAAATGCGCCAACCGATGAAGTAGGAAATCCAATTTCCCCCGAAGAATCAGATGAAGAATCAGTTCCACCTGAAGGGTCTGTGGAAGAGCAACCAGCATTAGGTGAAATTCCAGAAGACCAATTAGCACCAGAAGCACCGGCAGTTCCCACAGAACCTAAAGGAGGAAAAATATAAATAAGATTATAAATACAATTTATTTTCTATGGAAGAACTTATTGACTTAATTGCAACCAATGAATCTCCCTCTGAGGTTTCTGAAAGAATTAAAGAATTACTATATGCTAAAGCTGCAGAAAAAATAGATTATGTTCGTCCAGAAATAGCATCATTAATGTTTGATAGTGGTGAGGAATAAAAAATAATGGCTATAAAAGTTATACAAGACACTATTATTCCAAGAATAACTCCTACTGCAGGAGTTGCATCTACAAGTGTTCCAATAGCACTTAAAAGTGGATATTTAAGAATTACAATTGGTTCAACTGGAAATAGTGCGGGCGGTTATGTTTCAATTGGAACAAATCCAACTGTGAGTAGAAATTCTTTTCATATAGTTCCATACGGAACAGATGTTTTGAAAGAAACTATGAGGCGCCAAGTAATTACTGGAATTACAACAGGAACTACTACAACTATATCATTTGATTCAAATGTCAGCAATCCATTTGAATCTACCGATTATATTACAATTTCTGGGGCAGCAACATCGGGAATTAATACAGAACATAATTCAATTGTATCAATGACTAGTTCTTCCGTTACTATTAATTTTAATAGTTCATCTATAACATCACCAAATATATCTGGTGCATCGGCTTATAGAAGTGTGAAGGTTGCTTGTTTAACGGACGAAGAAAATACTTTTTTCAATATTTCAGAAGTAGTTACTCTCGTATCAGAATAAAATGAAACTAATCACAGAAGAAGCACAAAAAGTAGAATTTATTACCGAAAAAGTAGGTAATAAAAAAAATTTATATATTGAAGGAGTTTTTCTTCAAGGAAACATTTGCAACCGTAATGGAAGAATGTATCCGATGGAAACTCTTTCTCGTGAAGTTAAAAGGTATACAGAATCTTTTATTAATAAAGGACGTGCTTTAGGTGAGTTGGGACATCCAGATGGACCGACAGTTAATTTAGATAGAGTTTCACATAAAATTATTTCTTTAACAGCAGAAGGAAACAATTTTAGAGGAAAAGCACAACTTCTTGAAACCCCAATGGGTAAAATTGCTCAATCACTTATTAGTGAAGGAGTTTGTTTAGGAGTTTCTTCTCGTGGTGTTGGTTCACTCAAAATGACAAATGAAGGTCACAAGATTGTTGGTGAAGATTTTATGCTTGCTACTGCTGCTGACATTGTTGCCGACCCATCTGCTCCAGATGCATTTGTTCAAGGAATATTTGAAGGAAAAGAATGGATTTATGATTCAAATAAAAAAGTCTGGATTGCGGAATCAATTAAATCAATTATAGAAAAAGATTCTATGAGAAAAAAATTAACAGAAGAAAGAAAACTCCAACATTTTCAAAAATTTATAAGTATGTTATAAATGAAAGAACATTATGTTTATGCTTTAATAGATCCAATCAATAGAATACCATTTTATATCGGTAAAGGTAAAAAAGATAGATGTTATGCACATTTTAAAGGTCATGCGAATTACAATTTAGACAAATTAAATTATATTAAAAATATAAGATTTTTGGGATTTGAACCTTTAGTATATAAAATAATTGAAAATATATCAAATTCGGATTCTTTAGAATATGAATCATATTTTATAGAATATTATAAAGAGTTTTTAACTAATAAAGATATCATTCCACCCGATAGAACAGGTAGTAAATTATCACAAGAACAAAGAGAAAAATTGAGAGAGAAAAATCTCAATAAAAAACTTACAGAAGAGCACAAGAAAAAAATTGGGATATCAAATTCACATAAACCAAATTATAAGATAAATAAAAAATATATTGATAATCCAATTAAAAAAAATGAGAGATCCAAAAATCCAAATTCTAAATCAATAATTTGTAATGATATAAAATTTGGATGTATGAAAGATGCTTATGAATATTTTGGTGTTTCTAAACAAACATTCAAAAAAAGATATAAATTTGAATTTCTTTCAAATTTATAATTTATAAATAAATATATATTATAACTCAATAAATCTAAAATGTCCGTTGGTAGAAATTTACAAGAAATGGAAAACGTAGTAACCAAAGGGGCAGCCGCTGCCGAACCAATGCATAATATTAAACAAAATGCCTCTGGAGTTATGGTTCCAGGACAAACTGGTGCTTGGGAAGATTTAGGCGGTCCAACTCCCGAAAATTATCGTCCCGATGACGATTCCGCAGCACTTAAAACACCTGACGCAACTCTTGCTCAAGTAAGAGATGTAGTGAATGCAAAAGCAGCAGCAGCAGAAACTCCTCACACTTCTGCCACTCCTGTTTCCACTCCTGGTCAAGGTGTAAAAAAAGAAGATACAGAGTATGATGAAGATGAAGAACTTTTGGAATCTTCACATGATGAAGAGGAAGATGTAGAAGATACTCCACCTAAAGGAAAGAAAGAAAAAGAAGACGAAGAAGACGAAGAAGACGAAGAAGATATGGAAGAAGAATTTGACATTGAAGATGATGTCAATGCACTCTTAGAAGGTGAAGAACTTTCTGAAGAATTCCAAGAAAAAGCACGCACTATTTTTGAAGCGGCAATTCGTTCTAAGGTTCACGAAATTAAAGAAGAATTAGAAAATTCTTATGCTCAAGCACTTGTAGAAGAAATTGAACTAATTAAAGAAAATCTTGTAGAACGTGTAGATGCATACCTTGAGTATGTTGCTGACGAGTGGATTCAAGAAAATGCACTTGCAGTTGAGCACGGTCTTAAGACTGAAATGACCGAATCATTCCTTTATGGAATGAAACAACTTTTTGAAGATCATTATGTAACAATCCCTGAAGATAGATATGATGTTATTGAGAGCATGGTAGATAAACTTGATGAAATGGAAGGAAAACTCAACGAGCAAATTCAAAGAAATGTTGCTCTAAATAAAAGATTAGCAGAGTCGGTTGCTGATGTAATCTTTGCCGATGTATCTGAGGGTCTCGCACTTTCTCAGAAGGATAAACTCGCTTCTCTTGCTGAAAATGTTGAGTTTGATAGTGAAGACAACTATCGTGAGAAGCTTGTAACTCTAAGGGAATCATATTTCCCAGTTAGAGATGCTGTAACTCATAGAAATACTCCTGAAAATTTGTCAGAAGAAACTGATATGCATATTGCACAGTCAGTAAGTGATACTATGAGCACTTATCTTCAGACACTCTCAAGAGTTTCTAAAAAGTGATTTTTAAATTATAAGTCAAACTTAAATTTCTTAAAGAGGTAAAAACAAATGCAAATGTTCAATGTAGAACAATTGCAGGAGAAGTGGTCACCACTCCTAGATTACGAAGGTCTTGATCCTATCAAAGATTCACATCGTAGAGCTGTAACCGCAATCCTGCTAGAAAACCAAGAAAAAACTCTCCGTGAAGAGCGTGAGTTTCTTTTTGAATCACCAACCAATAGCACTGCTTCTGGAACTTATGCTGGTTTTTCCGGTAGTTCCGCTGCTGCAGGTCCTGCTGCTGGTTTTGACCCTGTTCTAATCAGTCTAATTCGCCGTTCAATGCCCAATCTGATCGCTTACGATCTTTGTGGCGTTCAACCAATGAATGGACCTACTGGACTCATCTTTGCGATGCGTTCACGCTATAAGACTCAAGGTGGTACTGAAGCATTCTATAACGAAGTAGATTCAGCATTCTCTGGTCAAGATAGTGGATTTAATAATACCAGTGCTTGGACCAATGGTGCCGTTGGTATGGGTACTACTGCTCAATCAGGTAGCAATCCTTCAATCTTAGATGCAACTGATGCTAATCAGTTAGCATATAATGTTGGTCAAGGAATGAGAACTGATGAGGCTGAATCACTTGGTGAAAGCGAAGCTTTCAACCAAATGGCTTTCTCAATTGAGAAAGTTACTGTAACTGCTAAGAGTCGTGCTCTAAAAGCAGAATACAGTCTTGAACTCGCTCAGGACCTCAAGGCAATTCACGGTCTAAATGCCGAAGCAGAACTTGCTAATATTCTTAGCACAGAGATTCTTGCTGAAATCAACCGTGAAGTTATTCGTACCATCTATAAAGTTGCTAAGCCTGGTGCTCAGGTTAACACTGCAACTGCTGGTACATTTGACCTTGATGTTGACTCCAATGGTCGTTGGTCTGTTGAGAAGTTCAAGGGTCTAATCTTCCAGATTGAGCGAGATGCTAACGCAATTGCACAGCAAACACGTAGAGGGAAGGGCAACATGATTCTCTGCTCTGCAGACGTTGCTTCCGCTCTAACCATGGCTGGTGTTCTTGATTACACTCCTGCTCTTAATGCAAAT